TGACAACCAAGTCAGGTGCGGCCTTGCGTGCTCTGAATAAGGACATGGAAGAAGGTGTTGCGGTTCTAGCAGCCTTCGCTGACCAGGGTATCAAGGGCGAGATAGCCGGTACGCAGTTGTCAATCGTGCTCCGCGACCTAACGACTAAGGCAATCAAGAACAAGGCTGAGTTCGAGGCTATGGGCTTGCAGGTCTTTGACACCGAAGGCAACATGAGAAACCTCGGTGACATCATTGCCAACCTTGAGGACGTTCTTGGCGGCATGAGCGACGAGACGCAAAAGGCCACACTGCTACAGGCAGGATTCTCCGACAAGTCGCTATCGTCCATTCAGGCTCTACTCGGAACCTCGGACGCAATCAAGCGCTACGAGAGTGAGCTACGCAAGGCCAGCGGAACAACCGAAACAATCGCTGACAAGCAGCTGGAGTCTTTCAACGCTCAGATGGATTTGCTCAAGTCTCGACTGCTAGACGTGGCAATCGAAATCGGTGGGCAACTCGCTCCACGCTTGCTTGACTTGCTAGATCGCATGAGTCCTATCATCGACCAAGCCGCGCCGGTGATGCTTGACTTGTTCGACAAGATTCAGGCAGTGCTCACCAGAGTCTACGAGGAAGTTAGTCCGCTGATCGAAGCTGCCTTGCCTTCGTTCCTGCAACTATTCGAGGACTTGCGAAAGCCAGTCGGTCAGGTACTAGAGTTTCTCCGCATTCTCGGTGAGACAGTTCTAAAGGCCGTAATCAAGTTAGTAACTAACGAAGCTTTCCTCGGTGCGCTAACCAGAATCGGTCAGGCCTTCGGAACTATCGCTGAACAAATTGGCATCGTTCTCAAGTCGCCTATTGTCCAGTTCTTGCTAGACCTTACTAGTGGAATCATCATCACCGGACTAAACGTTCTAGCGGCTGCCCTCGAAGTAGTTGCCAACGTATTCCAGCGAGTGATTGACGTAATAAACGCATTCAACCGAACCAGTATTGCTCCCAAGTCCTTGCCAGGTGGCGGTATGAGTTCCGTCTCAAAATTCCAAATCAATCAAGGCACGCAGACTTACGTTCCAGGTATGGCAGATGGTGGCATCGTCCTACCAACGCCAGGCGGAACGCTTGCGATTATCGGTGAGGCTGGGCAAAGCGAGGCAGTGATTCCGCTCGACCGACTAGACGCAATGATGGGGCGCGGAGGCGGAAACATCTCTATAACGGTAAACGCCGGCATGGGAGCAGACGGGCAAGACATTGGCCGAAAGATAGTAGACGAAATCATTAGATACGAGCGAGCCAGCGGCCGAGTCTTTGCGAGGGCGTAATGGCAACGAACAAAGTAGAGATCGGCTTTGACCTATCGGGATTGCCAGATGCGGAGTTCGCAAAGCTAGACGACGCGTTCTACGGAATCCTTGATGCTCCGCAAACCATCCTCGGCGGAGCTATCTACCAAGACGTCACACCAAAGGTCGTTCAATACGCACTTAGCCGAGGCAAGTCGCGACAACTCGATCGCTTTCAAGCAGGAAAGCTAGACGTAACCCTAGACAACAACGACCGCATCTTCGACCCGCTATTCGGTTCCTCGCCTTATCGCGGTCAGATTATCCCTAAGCGTTCGGTAAGGGTTACCTCGAACGATGTCGTCCAGGTAGAAACCGTTATTGATGACTGGGACTTGACCTACGAGCCATCGGGTAACAGCTATGCCATAATCAAATCCTCAGACGCTTTCGCGCAGTTTGCTAACCAATCCCTATCTGGTGGCACTGCAACCGCTCAGTACACCGGTGAGCGCGTGGCAGCAATACTAAGCAACTCTGGAGTGCAGTGGCCTAATACTCGCGTGGATGTAGAAACAGGACAACAATTCCTACAGGCCGACGTGATCGGTGAAGGCACGAACGCACTTAGTTACCTGCAAAAGATTTCAGAGTCCGAGCCAGGCGCTCTATTCGTTTCTAAAGTCGGTGACGTAAAATTCTTAGACCGCTGGAGCGAGTCCGCAGGAACGCCGGTGACTTTCGCAGACGATGGCAGCGGAATCCCTTATCAGAATCTTTCGGTGGTTTACGGAGCCGAGTTGCTCTACAACGAAGTAATCGTCTCAGTCGAAGGCGGAGGAACCGCGACCGCAGTAGACAACGCCTCGCAGGATGACTACGGAATCCAGAACCTCACGCGATCTAACCTCCCGCTAGACAACGACACCTCAGCGCAGAACCTAGCCGATTATTTAGTCGCGCAATACGCGCAACCGGAATACCGATTTGAGGCTTTGCAGATTGAGATAATCGACTTGACTGAGGAACAGCAAACTCAAATCCTCGACCTTGAACTAGGCGATTCGGTCAGGGTAAAGTTCACGCCGAACAACGTGCCTCCGCAGATTGATAGGTTCGCGGAAATAATTAGAATCGCACAAACAGTTACCGAGACATCGCACAAAGTGACGCTCGGCTTAGGCTCGACCGAGGGAGAGTTCTGGAGGCTCTCAGACTTGGTATTCGGTAGACTAGGTAACGCACTAGCGTATTAGGAGAATCCGTGACAGGTTGGAAAGAATGGGCAATTGCTGAGGTCGTAGAGGCTTCAGACTTTCAGACCTACATTCAAGACCAGGTAGTGCAGGTTTACGCCGATAGCGGCGCTCGCGGTTCTGCACTAGGTACAGCCGTAGCCGAAGGCATGGTTTCCTATCTTGAGGACACGAACGCACTTGAGGTTTACGATGGCTCAGCTTGGGGCGGTATCGCACCTGGCGACATCACCGCAGTAACCGCAGGCACGGGCTTGACCGGTGGAGGAACAACCGGAGCCGTCACTCTAAACGCAGACTACTCTGCAATCGGTTCGGCTATCTCAATCACCGCATCTCAAATCAGCGACGTCACCGCTACAGCCGCAGAGCTAAACATTCTCGACGGCGTTACCGCAGACGCGACTGAGCTGAACATCCTTGACGGTGCAACACTTACGACAACCGAACTGAACTACGTTGATGGCGTGACCTCCGCAATTCAGACTCAGCTCGATGGCAAGGTCGATGAAACAAACGGCGCAGTGACAACGGCAGCAGTTGGTTCTACAGTCGTCCGAAACATAACTCTTTCAACAGCCTCACCTACCGGCGGATCAGACGGAGACGTTTGGCTGGTTTACACACCATAAGGGGATAGCGTGACGGCGCACACAAAGATAAGCGGAACGTGGTATGACGTTGAGTCGATTCATACGCGCATCGGCGGATCGTGGAAAGAAGTAGCCGAGGGCTATACAAAGATTGCGGGTGCTTGGGAGCAGTTCTATGCGTCTGCTGCACCGCTGACTGTTGATTATTTGGTTATTGCTGGTGCAGGTGGTGGCGGTGGCACTTTTACAGGTGGCGGTGGGGCTGGTGGCTATCGATGCTCAGTCTCTGGAGAATCTTCAGGTGGTGGAGCAAGCGCCGAATCGACTTTGACTTTGAGCGCTGGCACTTCTTACACAGTAACAATAGGTGCAGGTGGCACGGGTGGTATAGCACCAGGTGGCACTGGTGCAAGCAATGGAGGAAATGGCAACAATTCCGTTTTTACCACAATTACTTCTACAGCTGGCGGTGGCGGTGGTGGCTGGAATACGGGTGAATCAAATGGAGCAACTGGAGGTTCTGGCGGTGGAGCGGGAATTATAGGTCTTACCCCAGGCACGGCAGGAACAGGAACTTCTAATCAAGGTTATGCGGGCGGAACTGCCTCTGGATCATCGAGTAGTCAAAAAGGTGGGGCAGGCGGTGGAGCAGGTGCGCTAGGCGGCAATGCAGGAGCTACTACGGGCGGAACAGGTGGGGCAGGAGTTTCTTCATCGATTACTGGTTCTTCAGTTGGTCGTGCTGGCGGTGGCGGTGGTGGTGCTCGTTTAGATTTAGGAGGCACAGCTGGAACAGCCTCGGATGGTGGTGGCGCTGGCACGGGAGTAGCGGGAACGACAAACACTGGTGGAGGTGGTGGCGCGGGTTCGCGCAATGCAAACGGGAGTGACAACCCTGGCGGAAATGGCGGCTCTGGCGTTGTTATCATCAAGTACCCTGACATCTACGCAGTCTCAGTAGGCGCAGGTCTTACCTCAAGCACTTCGACCTCAGGCGGTTACAGCGTTACGACATTCACCGCAGGATCGGACTCAGTTTCATTCTCAATTCCAGTTACGTTCACTACGGACTTCTTGGTTATCGCTGGTGGGGCTGGCGGTGGTTCAACAGACGCAACAACCTATTCTGGCGGTGGCGGTGGAGCAGGTGGATACCGATGCGCGGTTTCTGGCGAGTCTTCAGGTGGCGGGGCAAGTGCTGAAACTTCTCTTACTTTGGCTACAGGAACCACCTACACAGTGACAATAGGCGCGGGCGGCGCTAGTGAGACGAATGGCAGCAACAGTGTATTCAGCACGGTAACTTCTACGGGTGGGGGATCCGGAGGAGGCTCCGTCTCGGCCAACTCTGGAGGTTCCGGAGGTGGTGGTGCAACTCCAATTCGAACTACTGGAGCTGCAGGAACTGCCAATCAAGGGTACGCAGGTGCGACAGGAAATGTTGGTGGAAACGTTGCCGGAGGCGGCGGCGGCGCTGGCCAAGCTGGATCGACTCGGCCATCTGGTGATGGCGGGGAGGGGCG